TATTCACTTTCCTCCTTTATAAAAACCACAGCCAACGGCGGCTCGCCCTTTACTTGCATCCCGCTTCTCACTGTATACCCTCGGTCTTTCGCTCTCTGGATAAATTGATCAAAATGGTTTTGAAACCTGTCAAAGATTTGCTGCTCTATACCCTCTTTCTTCTCCATGGTGATGGCAAAATAATCCCCTACTTCACTAAATTTGGGGAAATCAACCAACTTAGCCGTCAAGGCCATAAGTTTGGCTGGGTGGGGCCACCCCCTTATAGTGAGGTCTTCACTACGTAGTTTCGGGAGGAGCTGGGTTTTCATCAATTTCCTTCATCTGCTCATAAAGTTCTGTAATCTGTCCGAAATCCAGGCCGAACTGGAAGACGCAATTTTTTGTCAGGTAGTCTTCGAGTTTGAACGTCAGGATAACCACATCTTTTGGTTCTTCCGCGTACTTCATGGTAATTATTTCCGTGTAGATTTTTAACTTCTCTTCCCGGGGTTTGCGGATCTTTTTTTTCACAGGCTCAATCTGCTTCCCACCAGAGTCAACCAGTTTTGTCAGGTCCGCTCCAGGGTTTGTTTTGATGATGCACTGCGGACACAATTTTTCTTCTGCCGGCAACTCAAAACCATCATTAGGGTTTAAATGATCCTTACATACGGGACAAATTATTTTTCTCATACCAAATACTCCTCCAATTTTTTACAAGTTTTAACCTTCACTGTTTTTGCCGCGTGCGACTGTCCAAAATTCTTATCCACAACAAACCAACCTGGATACCAGATGTCAAGAAGGGAGCCGTACAAACATGGAAAATTCATATCCCCGGTAATTTCTTCCCAATTGTATTTGTACACCTCTCCCTTCATAGCCCATTCCGGTGTGCCTTTAAAAATATACTTGCTTGGTATCCCATTCTTAGGGTGTTCGCCGTAATAATCGTATGTATGCCACCAGTAGTCACCGCTCTTTTTCCACAAGAATACATCAATAAAACAAGGCATTGTTTCTGAAGCGAACACTATTTGAAACGGTCTTTTGGTGTGATCATCTACAATTTTACTCTTCGGGCGAAAACCCCACTCGTCCATGGCTTGAACGAGGCGCTTCATACTAATATTTCCAAGTACGGTAATATCCAAATCCTGTTCAAACTTAACACCCATATTCCTGTCGCGGATAAAATACAGGAGGGCGCCGAATGACATAAACCACTTCTCCCCCATCTTATCAAAGACACTTTTTATAATCATCAATGTCCGGGCCAAGTGCTCATCTTTCTGCATGGTCTGTAATATCTCTGGTTTCATACTAACACCCATAATCCAATAAAGGTAAATCCATAATTATTTTTTTCATTTCTTCTGGGTCTCTTGTTACGGGCACCTCTTCCCTCCCACATAATGTCGTGACACAAATCACCATATTTTGTGACGAAAAGTCTACCCTGCATTTTGCGCGGTAATTTGCCATGTAATATCTTTGTATCCCTTTTCGCAAATTATTAACCGCTATCTCCAATTCAATTATGCGCTCTTTGCATAGTTTTAATTCATTTTTCCTTGAAAAGTTAAACACCTTTTTAATCCATTTCATATCAACATAAATCCTTTCCCTTTGTCATCAGGTTTTGGAGGTGGCGCATGCACCGGTCTGTATTCTACTCTACTCAATATCACTTCAATAGGAACTACTTTAACCAACTCGGACATGATCATTAAAATACATTCACGCATACCCTCTGCCGTGGCCTTCTCATGGTCGAGCCGCCATGCCGAAAGTTGTTTATGCACTTCCTTGCATTTATTATCCACAGTGAATTTATTTTTATTCACCAACTCATTTAAAATCGACATCGAGCCATAAGGGTCGTACTTTCTCGGATGTTTAATTTTTATAGTCTGCACCCGATGGGTAAGGTCCCACAACTTATTATTAATTTCTTTTGCCACACTCCTTTTCTCGTCAGCGAACATAAACTCATTCCCAATCAATCTATCCAACTCAAATTCAAGCAAGTGCATTTTCTTCACAATTCGATTGGCAATACTGTTATCAGGGCGGTCTAACTTAAATTCGTCATAGATAAATAAATGCCCATATACCTCATGCCATATCGCGGACATGAAATAAATCGACAAGTCCTTGTCCTGGCAGATCGCGCCGTAATGTACACACCTGTGTTTTGGTAACTGGCCCCATCCTACTTTGACATCGGCTTTTTTAATATCCATACCAACTACATGCTTGTGGCCGGCGTCCCGGGGCATTATCGCCATTACACACGCATCGGCCATATCAGGAGATTTTATTCCGCGGGCTATCATTAACTTCTTGGATTCACATCGGATCTTGCCTTCAGGGGTATGGAACTTTTTCGGGCTGCAGATTTGGTTCTTCAGGTCTTTAACTTTTTCCAAAGAAATTAATTCATGGTTCTCATATTTCCTCTTACCCGTCTGGTGCTCCCAGGTTTGCTCCAGTCTCTTTGCGAATATGTACCACCACTCTGTACGGGAGTCCGTGAATATTTCAAACCCCTTACATTTAAACTCCTCGTAATACATATCACTCGCGCGCTTCTGAGCCACCAGTGGGTAGATGGGAAAGTCAACTTCTCTCTCGGTTCGTTCCAGTGTTGACCTCACGGCATGCCCCACCCCTATGACATCGTATGACGCCCAGGCCACATCAGCTTTTTTGGAGATGTCCAGGAAGGTGTACGACAAATCCACGCCATTGGAAATATTGAACTCGCTGACCAGCATAACCGGTTTCAGGAAGGTGGCCACAGCGCTCTTATTAGTTCCGCCGGCCGCGACATCCAAAGCAGAGTCAATGGGTCCACCCGGTTGTAATTGGATTTTAAAAGCGGCCTCAACCCACTCGGGACGGATGAAAATGTCCTCGACAGAAGCATGGTAGTTGATGTCGATTTCCTGAGCGACTTCAGCCGGGTCCATCCTGCCGCTTTCATGTTGGTACCACAAATCATCTTTGCGGGGATCGTCTTCCCAGTGCAGGGTATGGACGGCAACACGTCCGGAGCTCCGCTTTTCATAGAATGAATTCGGGCCCTTGGGTGTGCTCAAATCAAACTGGCACCTGGTATTCTGGGACAGCGCGGCATCAGCCATGTTAGGGAATTCCAGGGAAGCCTTCTCATCCACCAGGTACTCCGTGGTCCTACCCCCGCGGCCGATTTCTTTACCACCTTCACCGACTATGCTGGCGCCGTTTTCCGGGTTAATCAGTTTCGCGACATTATCATGCTTACCGGGATCCCAACCTTTTGGGAACCACCACGCCGGCAGGCCGCGGAGTATCCCCCTGATTTTTTCAAAAATACACTTAGGGTCATCTTTTTTATCAACACCCTCATATTTATTCGAGCCAATCCCGGCAGCATACCCGGATACCCAGCGCCACTCATGCAGGAATCTAAGGCAAAACAGCCAGGTCGCACCCTGGTCGCGGGATTTCTCAACGAGCCCGCCGGACATCACCGGGTCAAATAACCGGTCATACGTCCATTCTATGAACTCAATCTGCGCTGGCCATGGGATCCACGGCAGGGTAGTGGGGAGGCCGTCTGTCAGAAGTCTGGGGTCATAAGTCCAACACCAATCCACCATGAAGTTGATGATATGCTCCCTCTGGCTGATGAGCATCTTCACGGCCTTAATCTTCTCCGGGACCCAGATATTCCCGTCTTTTAACTTCTGAGTGCGCCGGACCCTCCTCTTAATCTCCCAGTCGTAGAATTCTTTAATCAAACGCCGGTACCGCTCTGGTTTGGAATATCTCCATGGATTGGCCTTTTTATAGGCGTCCAGCATCCTCTCAATCACCTCTTGGGTGCTGGGGAGTAGTTCGGCTTTAAATGGGGTCATATTTTTAGTTTTTTTGCCAACTCCTGGATCCGGCGTTCATATTCTTCAGGCGTCTTTGCCGTCCTGGCTATCTTTGCTTTTTCCATTTCGTAATTTATCCATTTCCTCATAAATCCACTCTCTTTCCGCTTTTTCTTTAACCGTCAATCCGGTAGGAATTATCCCCTTAGCCTGGTCATTTGGTGTAAATCCAGGCGAATTTTCCTTTAATTTTATTTTTTCCAGCAGTAGGCCTACTTCCGTGAAATTGTATTGTTTTCTCAGTCGTAAGCATTTTTTTGCAGCCTGCAGTTCCGCTTCGGTCCATTTATTACCATTTTCCGACACTTGAAACAGATGGTCCTCCGTCAGTAGGATCCACCGCCTCATACCGGCCGGAAGCTGGGAAGAACTTGAATTTACATTCTCCGCATTTTCCATAACGCCTGTCCTTTATTTTCGCTATTTTGCAATCCACAATATTGCCGGTACCAACCTTATCCTCCCAGTTCCTGTGGAAAATAAAGCCATTATCAATCATATTATACCAGTTTGCGCTGTCATTCACATCGTAGAGCGTCACCGTCGAAAAGCCGCCGTTTTTTAATTTTAGAGGTTTTGATGGGTGGGCTACTATCCAGAAGGAAATATTATTCTGCCTGCTGAACATCTGAATCCTGGTAAGCGCCTGCCCAATAAATTCAGTGTTATTCATCCCCTTATCTTTCTGGCTCTCCAGTTTATTCCACGGGTCAATTACCGCCATATTCACCTTTTTTTCCATACATTCCATGAATATCGCGTTTAATATCGAATCTACGCTGGCGTTGTTAATATGACAATCGACAGTGCAGATATTGTCTTTCATCCCAAAATAAGCGGATTCAAAATCATCATCATTAATTGTTTCATACCCGTTATAATGCCCGAACATTGGTTTATCGAGATATTTTTCCACCATTTTCTGTAAATAAAAGTCGGCCGGGAAGTTCTCGGGATTATAGACAAATATTTTCCAGTTTAAATTCTGAATCATATTCAGACAAAGACTATCAAGCCATTCTGATTTTCCGGAACCCGGGGCCCCGGTAACGAGATTTAATTGACCGGTGGGTGGGAAGGTGAAATATTTATCCAGCTGCGCCCAGCCGGTAGATATTCCATGGGGAAGCCCGTTTCTCCGGATTTCCCTCAATCTTTCAAATGCCTCATCCATATCCAGCATTACAGCTGTATTGTTGATGAACTCACCTATGCGTTCTTTATTCAATATGTTATCCCAGCATCTGAAGGTTGGAAGGATTTATTGTTTTTAGCCCATCTCGCTAATCTTTTCGTAAGATCCCATGTTTTTTCTAATTCAAACCTCATTTTTGTCTTTGTCTTATTTTCTTCTGTCCAATACTCATAAAACCCTCTTAACATATCTGGTCCGTACTCTTTTAAAAATACAGAACACTCCTCATAAAAAAGTTTACTTCGTTCTTCTATATTACCTTTTTCCCTTTTAACCTTTTTAGGGGTTTTTAAGTCATTATCATCATTAGAGTTGCAAGAGTTACCGTCCCCCAACTGTCCCCTTACTGTCCCCTTACTGTCATACTTACCGTCGCCTTTACTGTCTACTATAGTATGACAGTAAAAATCAGGTAATGCCTTAAATTTCTTAATTTTAATAGTCATAGGCCA